GACTATACCTTTTTTAAAACCAGAGTCTATGGACAAATTTACTATGGAAGTAAATGTAATTATGGCAGTATTTACTATTTTAGCAGAGCATACTGTTTTGAACTGGCTTGAATTGGGTAAGATTTTGAATACAGATTCACAGATGCAAAAAATAGCACTGGAGAAAAAATAATTATGAAACAGCATATCATAAATATACCTACTGACAGCAGTAAAATATACAGACAGATTTTATCTTTCATGAATTTTTTAATGGGAGCGACTGAACAGGAACGATCTGTGTTGGCTGAGTTGATAGTATTAAATCATGAATACGAAGCTTTGCCTGAAGATAAAAGGGCCAAGTTTATTTTGAGTACTGATATGCGTAAAGAAGTAAGAGCCAAGTTAGATATTGAGGAGAAACAATATAATGGTTTGATACTGAGATTAAAAAAGATAAAGTATTTAGGTGAGCCTGTATTGAGCAAGGACGGAGTTGTAAATGCTGGATTGTTATTTAAGCCAGACGACAAAGGTTTGCAGATACAAATTAATATGATAATGAGTAGGCAACCATTATCTAGAGAATCTACTAAAGAAAAGGTAAAGGAGAAAATAGAAGAGACCGTAAGCACGGAGGAGAAAACGACAGCACAAGAGCCAGAGGAGACAGCACCTCGTAAGTTGGCTCCTCCTGCTAATGGTAAAGACACTATAATTGGTTCTAGTATTGATATGGATGATATTGTAATACTAGGAGCGCCAGAATGAAAAAACAAAAAAAAATAATAAACGACTTAGCCGCTGCCCATAATATATCTATTGGCCATGCTGAAGAAATTTTTAGTTTGTTTGTAGAAAAAATTGCTAGTACTATGTCAGAACCTAATAAATTAGTAGACGGTTTGTACGACATAGATAATTTTCCTACTATACACATAGACAATTTTGGAAAGTTTGTACCAGACTCAAGAAAAATACATCACGCTAACATTCAATTAGAAAAGAAAAAGAATGGACACTAGTATATTTGAAACTAATTTTTGGAAAGCGCACCCTGAATTAATGTTAGCTCCAAAAATATCTAATCTACATCACGAAGATAAATCTAAGGGTAAATCAGAATCTTCTAAAATTATGTGGGCTATACAAATGTGCGAGACTCCTAACTCAAAGTTTTATAATCGTCCTGGAAAGTACAAAGAAATGTCTGCTACTTTTTTAAAAGATGTTTCTCATAACTGGAAAAAGCTTAACCCTGTAATAGAGTCTTATAAAAATTCAGCACTAACAGATGCAGAAAGAGCCTTGACTTCTTGGAACGATACTATTAAGATGAGAGATAAAGCTATAAAATCTATGTATGAAGAATTACTTGTTAATGCTTTAGGAGATCTAGATACAAAAGCTTTAGCAGATGTAGATAAGATGCTAGCACTTACGCCTAAACTATTTGATGATTACAATAAAATAAAGACAACGTTTGAAGAAGAAAAGATTCAGAAAAAAGGAAAACAAACTTTCTCGTTGTCAGATGAAGATGCCTTATGATAGTAAACAACTCTAACTTTCTTGTAGGCACTATACCTAATCTGCACCCTGAACTAGAATACTACGAAAGGATTTCTTATTGGCAAACACAAAAACGTAGATGTATAGAAGGATATTGGCAACAGGGCAAGTGGATGCCAGGCCCGTTATATTACTATGTAAATTTTCATAATATACTTTTTGAAGACGATAGCTCTGTATCGCAAGCATCTGGTTTGCCTTGGCTACGTGACTTAGATTGGGAAATGTATTATATATACGAAGAGTGCAGAGGTTTCTCAGGATTTTCAAAAGATAAAAAATATACTTGTGATAGAAGATACGGACCAGAAAAAGATTTAGCACTTCTCTTAGGTCGTATTACACAAAAAGAAATTGATTCTAAAGTTTATATGGACGCAAGATCTTATTTGCGTATGAACCATAAAACAGACTTAGGAAAACCTTTATATAAAAACGAAGCAAAACATTTAATTAGTATACAGTCTCGTGGTGGCGGTAAGTCATACGGTAGTTCTGGTATTCTAAATCATAATTATTTATTTGACGGAGCTACAGATTACGACGTTTATTTAGATCGTAAAAAAGCTAAGAACTACATTGCATCTGATACTATTATAGGCGCTATTGATACTAAGTACACTGGGCCACTTGTTAAAAAAGTACTCCATGCTCTTGAGATGTTGCCTGGAAGTTATAAAGTATCTGCAGAAGAATCACATCCTTCTCCACTACTAGTTAGTCATAGCGGATCACTTGCTGCCAATAAAGAATACCAATCTAAAACTGGTTCTTTGTTAAGGCATAGAACTTTTAAAGATAATCCGCTAGCAGCCAATGGTACTCGACCTAACTTAGTTGTGTTAGATGAGGTTGGTTTTATGAGTAACATAAAAGAATCTTGGGCAGCAATTGAAGCAACACAACAGTCAAAGCAAAAAAAGAATCTAGTTATGTGGGCCCTAGGTACAGGAGGTCTTGTATCTGGTAGAGCGGCCTTGTATGCAGAAAGTATATTTAGAAATCCTAGTGATTATAACTGTTTGGTTTTTGAGGATATTTTTGAGAATAGAGGAGACATAGGATACTTTGTTCCTTTTTGGAAAACTCTTAATGAGTTTAAAGAAGGCGATAACCTTATTACTAATGAACAACGTTCTATGTTATATATAGAACACAGACGTAAAGAGGCAAAAAAATCTGACGACCCTTCTGTTTACCAGGGAGAAATAATTAACGGACCTATTGTTCCGTCAGAAGCTTTCTTAGTTGTAGAAGGTTCTTACTTTCCTACTTTGTTTTTAAAAAATCATTTGTCAGAATTAGAAGGAGGTAAACTAACAAAGTATTTAGAAAGTTCTTTTAAAGGCACATTAATATTTGACAATAACGGAGAAGTAGATTTTTCTACTATACAAGACGCTAAACCTATTCGTAACTACCCGCTTAAAAAAGAAGATCCTAAAGCGGGTTGTGTAGAAGTATGGATTAAACCTCAAAAAAACGAAGAGGGTGTTGTACCTAGAAATACTTATATAGCAGGGATGGATGTCGTGGACAAAGCAAGGGCCACTACAACTTCTCTTCCTTCTATAGTAGTAATGAATAGATTTACTAGACAAATAGTTGCTGAGTATACAGGACGTACAGACGATCCAAATGATTTTTACGAAATCTGTAGAAAATTATTATTATATTATAATGCTACAGGAATGTACGAGCAAAACTTACCTGGTCTGTTTACATACTTTGAACGTAAAAAATGTTTGTATTTATTAGCAGACACTCCTTATCAATTACGTAACTCTGATACTTTTAAACAAGGTAGTAACACTTCTAAGGGAATTAATGCGTCTGAAAAAGTAAACCAAACTGCCAGAGATTTTATTAAATCTTTTTTATTAGAAACAGTTTCTAACAATTCTGATACAAGAGTATTAGAACTTATTTATTCTACAGCAATGATAAAAGAACTTATTATGTGGAATAAAAGAGGAAACTTTGACCGTGTGTCATCTTTAGGCATGCTTATGTGGCACGATGCTACTACACAAATAAACGTACAAGAAAATACTAAAAAAGTAAAAACATTCTTAGAGGATCCTTACTGGGAAGAGTTTGGAGTTCTTAGAAACACAAATACAAATAAGACAGCATTTAACGATTTCTCATAAGAATTTAAACTTGATAATGAAGTTTAAATTTTTATCTTTAACTTTGTTATTAAAATAAAAATTCACATGGCACAATCCTCAAGTGTAAAAATGAATAACTTAATTAGCTTTCCTAGGCAAAAGTTATCAGACAAAAAGAAAACAGATAAGTGGTATAAAGAGTGCGTAGATTACGCAGAAAACCTTCTAACATCTGATTACGATCTAAGAGCACATTTTAAAAAGAAAGATACTAACTACAAGTTACGTTCTAATATTATTAATCCAAAAGATTTTCAGAGATACATTAATCCTGATAACTTAGATCTAAGCAAACTTCCTGCACAATTTCAACACATAGGAATAGAAAATTCTAAAATAAATTTATTACTAGGAGAATATTCTAAGAGAAGAAAAGAATACAGAGCTTATATATCTGCTAATGATAAAGAAGGTATTTCTAGAAAAGAAATAGAACTTAAAAAACAAATGGATGATGTCTTTACAAGAATCATTACAGGAGA